TCGTCCTACTACAAAGGGATGACGCTGGATTCCCCGCTTCTGGCCAAGCCGAAGAACGCCTTCAAATCCAATGTGTTCCTGAACATCACTCGACCATACGTCGAGACGGCCGCTTCCAAGGTGATCGAGGTGCTGTCGCCGGTGGATGACCGGGCTTTCTCCATCGAGATTTCCCCGATACCTTTTGCCATCATGGGTGGCGAGGTGTTGCAGGGTACGGCAGTCCCGCAGCAACCGCAGGTGCCGGAGGCCGGGCAGCCGCCGATGGTGGATGCCAACGGGCAGCCGGCCACGCCGGAGCAGGTGCAACAACAACAGGTCAAGCAGTCGGTCGAGGACAAGCTGCGGATCGCGGCGCGTGGCGCCCAGACGTGGATCGATGACAAGCTGCAGGAAAGCGGCTACAACTCCGAGCTGCGCACGCTGGTCGATAGCTCGGCCCGTTTGGGCACCGGCGTCATGCGCGGGCCGATCCCGGTCATGCGCCGCTCCATGAAGACCGAAGCAGGCACGATGGTCATCTCGGAAGAGATCGTCCCGGAATCCCGGTCGATCTCGGTATGGAACTGCTTCCCGGCACCTGATTGCGGCGACAACATCCACAACGGCCAGTTCTTCATCGAGCACGACAAGCTCACCGAGAAGCAGGTTCGCGAGTTGCAGGGTGACCCGAGCTATCTTGCTGACGCCATTGAGCGGGTTATCGAGGAAGGTCCGAAGGCGAACGCTGCCACCACGATGGCCGAAAACCCGTCGGATTCGAAAGACCCGACCGCCAAGCGCTTCAGCGTCTGGTACTACCACGGCTTCCTGTCCGCCGACGATGTGATCGCAATGGGTTGCGATTGCGGCGGTATCAAGGGTGGCGTGGCCGCGGTGATCACCATCATCAACGACACCCCGGTCAAGGCCCACTTGGCGCCGCTGAGCAAGGGTCGCTACCCATACGATTTCATGTGCTGGCAGAAGACGGCTGGCAGCCCGTGGGGTATCGGCATTTCCCGCCAGATTCGTGCCTGCCAAGCCATCCTGAACGCCACGGTGCGCTCCATGATGGAGAATGCCGGCCTGTCCAGCGGCCCGCAGATCATTCTCGGTCGCGGCTCCATCATCCCGGCCGACGGGAAATGGGAGATCACACCGCGCAAGGTTTGGCTGCTCAAGCCCGACGCCGACATCCCGGACGTGACCAAGGCTTTCAATGCGGTGCAGATTCCCAGCATCCAGCAGGAATTGCTCGAGACTGTGAATTTCGTGTTGAAGATGGCCGAGAACGTCACCGGTCTGCCTATCCTGCTGCAAGGCCAGCAAGGGCCGAACGGCGTGCCGGATACGGTTGGCGGCATGCAGATTCTCGTGGCCAACGCTTCGAGCCTGCTGCGGCGCATGGCACGCATCTTCGATGACTCGATCACGAAGCCGCATGTCACGGCCTACTATGACTGGATGATGGAGTTCGGCGAAGACGACTCGATCAAGGGTGACTTCCGCGTCGTGCCGCGTGGCGCCAGCGCACTGGTGGCCAAGGATATGCGCGCCACCTTCCTGACCCAAGCTGTTCCGCAGATGCTGGTGAATCCGGCGTTCGGTATCGACCCTGCGCGCTACTTCAAGGAAGTGGCCAAGCTCAACGGGCTCACCCCGGAAGACGTGCAATTCACCACGGCCGAGCTGCAACAGCTCATGTCCCAGCCGACGCCGCCCGACCCCCGCGTTCAGGTTGCCCAGATCAGGGCCGAGACCGACATCAAGACGACCCAGATGGAAGTCGCCACCGATCAGGCTCGCATCGCGCGTGACATAGATCGGGACACACTTTACGTAGCTGCCGAGAATGAGCGTACGATGGTGACTGCTGCCACCAAAAAGGCTGAGCTTGAAATGCGAGAGCGCCTTGCCACGCTTGAGTATGCCAACAAACATCAGCTCACGATTGAGCAGATCAAATCCAAGCTGGCGCTCGAAGGTTCGAAGATGGACCTGCAGCGCGAGCTGGCCCAGTTCGGTCATGTCAGTGCCCAAGAGGCCCGGGTGACCGACAGCCACTTGGCCAAGCAGCAGGCGGTTGTCGAGGGTGCGGTCGAGCAGGTGGTCACGCCAGCGGTAGAACCCCCGGGCCGCGCGCCTGATGGGCAGGGGTTTGCACTATGAGTCTGTGGCCTGACGACTTCGAGCTGCAAGACCCGGCCACGGTGCCAAGGATGGCAGAAGAAGCCCGCGAGCAGTGCCGCCTCGTCGCCGCGCTGCGCCGCCACTGGCACCTGCGCCCGGACGAACACCGCCCGCTTGTGTTCTCCGTTCCGATGGGTGGATCGCGCAACCCTGCTGAGGGTGCCAATCTTAAAACCCAAGGCGCCCTATCGGGAATACCCGATTTGATCATCTGGTTGCCGGAGGGGCGCAGTATCCTGCTCGAGATGAAGGCCCGTAACGGCCGGTTGTCTCAATCCCAGAAGGAAATCCATCATCACGCCGGGCAGCTCGGCTTCCCCGTGATCACCGCCTACAGCGCAGAGGATGCGCTGGCTCAACTGAGGAATATCCAATGAGCGCCATCAATTCCCTGATCGACCTTGTGTTCGCCGACGCCGACGCCGCGCACAAGCAGCATCTGGCCACCGAGACCCTGCAGGAGCACGAGGCTCTTGGCGAGTTCTATGCCAGCGTGCGTGATGCTGTTGATGCTACGGCCGAGGCCATCATTGCCTTGGGTCAAATCCCTGACGGTGAGCCCGACATGCTTGCCCGGCTGCAGGCCAGCTTCCGGGAACTGGAATCGCTGCGTCCGGTGTGCGATGGGGTGAAGCCTGTCGAGAACCTGTTCGACAACATCGGCGCCGCCTACCTGAAGGCGATCTACAAATTGAGTAGGCTCGGAGACAAGTAGTGCGAACCTGCGCGATCTACTCAATCACCAACTTGGTAACTGGGAAATGTTACGTTGGTTCGTCTTTGGACATGCGGCAGCGGATCAATCGCCACTTCAACCACTTGCGCCAAGGCATCCACTACAACCAAAAGCTCCAGCGAGCTTTCGATAAATATGGCGAGTGGGCCTTTGATGTCAAGCAGATCGATACCTGTTTTGTTTCAGATCGAGCGGCATGCGAAACCATGTGGATTGAGCGCATGGAGGCGGTTGATTGCGGGTACAATATCGCAAAAGAAGGGATGTCTTTGCTTGGCACACCCCAGTCACCGTTGCATGTGGCCAAGCGTGTGGCTTCAAAGAAGGGCTACAAGCATTCTGAGGAAACCAAAGCCAAACTCTCTGCCGCAAAGCGCGGAAAAAAGATGCCGCCAAAATCGGAAGTCACTCTTGAGAAGTTGAGGGTTGCCGGGCTTGGAAGAAAGCATTCCGAAGAGACAAAAAAGAAGATGTCCGATATCGCCAAACACCGGCCCGCTCGCGAGAAAAAGCAGCGCCCGGTTCGTGAGAAAAAACCGTGGCCTGCTCGCTTACAAAAAGAGCATCTTGCTCGACTTACTATGGACCGTCAAATCAGGGCGGTTATTGGACTTCTTTGTGGAGATAATGCCCAATGAAAATTGATGCCCACAGCGCCACATGGATTGCGGTTTCGCAATACGCTGAATCGCGCCTTGCCGAGCTGCGGCTTCGCCTCGAAGCGCCGAACACGAACTGGGAGGACACCCAAGCCACCCGCGCACAGATGCGCGAGATGCGCCTGCTTCTTGCCCAAGCCGAGCCCATTGAGGCACAATACGTAGCACTTGATATTTCACAACAGGAGTAATGCAATGAAAGACCAGCACACCAAGATCAAAGGTTACCGTGATCTCTCTGCGTTCGAGATCGACATGATCAACGCCGCAAAGAAGATGGCAGCGGATGTTGGCGATCTTGTCGATACGCTCGAGAGCGCCCGTGATACCGACAAGCGATGGGTCGCCATTGCCAAGACCGATCTGCAAAAAGGCTTCATGTCTTTGGTTCGCAGCATCGCTCAACCAGAATCGTTCTAACAGGAGTAGTGCCATGCTGACCGAACAACAAACCCCCGAACAAGAGGCAGCGGAGGCCGCCGCATTTGAAGCCGGTTTCCACGAGGAACGCGGCGAGAAGGTGCCGGCTTCAGCCGTCG